ATCAAGCTCCTCAGAGTAACGAGGCTCCTATAGAGCCTGCTACACCCGCTTTAGGACCAACACCTGAACCTAGCTCAGATCTAGATGAAAATGAAAAATACGTTATTAAGATCTTAACTAATGCTTTCATTTTCAATCCAAAGTTATTCGATCGTAATAAGCAACAATATATTTTTAATTCCATTGAGAATATTAGAAAGATGGTCAATGTACCGGTTGCTAAGATTGTAGATCAAGTAAAAAAAATAATAAGTCTCGATAATAGTTTGAAGGTTGAGTCAAAAACTGTAGAAACTATTCGTCGTTGTTATATGTTTTTAGAGCAACCTGCTGATGCAACAGAACCTCAAGCCAATGAACCAGCAGCTTCAACTGATACTGATCCTAAAGCTACTCAGCCTCAAAAAAGCGGTACTGATAATCTAAGTCTAGCAGAAATTTTCCCTCTGTATAAGGAACTTATACTAAAATCACTTAGGCACACTCCTTCAGAAGAAGAACTTATGATTATTAAACCTGTAGTAAGAGAATTTGGTGAGTCTGACCCTGAAAAGATTGTCGATGCAATTCAGAGCATTCTTTCCCAATCCCTCGAAGATCAAGAAGTCCGAGATACTCTAAGTAATGCTTAATCAAACTCTCAGCAAAATATACGAAAGCAATGTACAAAACATAGGACATGTTCCTATGCAGCGTCTACTTGTACGTGAATATAAAAACAAAGCAGCAGTCAAACAGGCAATCGTAGATGCAAATCCGAATATTAAACTAGGTTCAGACAAGAGAGGCGCTATTCGTGTTGCTCCAGCTATAAAGGTAGAAGATAAAGTAGCATTTAAACAAGAATTTTTAGACACACTAAAAGATATTGACTTAGTTGTTGTAGGTGAGATTAATAAAGGTGATCCAGATTCACCTTCTTCAAAATTTACTTCTTACAGAGTGAATGACAATACGGGTAATGAATTTATTATTACCCTAGCAGGAGGCTCATTTAGTAATAAAGGTATGTCTTATGAAAGAGATATACTTAAAATGCTAGATAAATATTTTGAAAATCCGGAAGAGAATGACAAACCTAATTTTCTAAGAAGTATCGAAGATGCACTTGATACTACATTTGTAAAAATAAATAAAGAGACATCTTTTAATCGCCGTGTTAAACGACCTCTTTCTGATAAGGGTCCAAAAGATAAAGGATCAGATATTGCAGATATAACTCTAATCGATGAAGATGGTAAAAAGTTTTATATCTCTCTAAAAGATATTGGTGGTAAGACTGTAGGTAATTCAGGTGCTGCAGGTATGTTCGATGTTGATGGTAAAAATATTGATTTTGTTAATAAAGAACGTGATAAAATCGGTAAGAAACTATTTGACGCTGCAGGTGTAAACATTGATCTTGTGATAGACGGTCTTGTAGATTATATTAACAAACAACCATCTTCCGATGAGCAAGCTGAAGTTTATAACACTACTGATGAAGCAGATTTTGACGAGCTGTTAGATTTTATAGGATCAGCATTCGATTACGGTTACATCTACGTAAAGCGTAAGAATACGAAAAACGATCTAGAAGTTGCCGACTTATCAGACAAAGATAAGTTATACGACTTCATTGGTGACATAGAGAGTGTAGCTGTTAAGTATCCATATTATAATAACGAGAGAATGTCTCGTAAGCACATATCTATTATGATCAAAACTGATAAAGGTAATTACAGTTTTGATATTAGAAACGCTAGCGGTGGTTTAATACCTAACCAAATTAACCTTGTGAGAGGTTCTTCTGCTTCTGAAGAGAAAGCAGCGAAAGCAAGTGTATCTAAATTAGCTAGAACAGAAAACGAACTCACAGATCTATTATCACAAAATGATTAATTTTAAACGATTCTTCGAACTCCTTACTGAGGGCGGTAATGTATTTAAAAATGCACCAACACAACGCATTTTTCTACAAGATATTGAACCAACGGTAAACTTTTTATCAGGTATAGTTGGTATAAACTTGATGAAAAATTTGCTAGGTAGTACTGGTAAAAAAGAATCTTCTGGTGACCTTGATATTGCTATCAATCAGTTAAAAATGAGTAAAGAGCAGTTAGCTCAAAAGTTAACTGCCTGGTGTGAAGAGCGTAATTTTAAGCCAGCTGACTATATTAAGAAGACAGGTATAAGTGTTCATTTTAGAACACCTATCGTTAATAAAGATTCTGAGTTCGTACAAACAGACTTTATGTTTGTTGATGATATAAAGTTTGCTCAATTTGCATTGTGTAATAATGAAGTAGCTCCTTTAAAGGGAATGCATCACAAGGTTGTACTTTCAAATCTAGCTAAGAATATTAACCTTAGATGGAGTGGTTATAAGGGCTTAACTGATCGTGAAACTCAAGCCGTAATTAAAGATAAAAATCCAACAAGAGTTGCTCAAATCCTCCTTGGTAGTGAATCTGCTAAAGAGCGTAACGTCTCATCTATACCTGCAATTATAGATTTTTTACTTAAGAAGTATAAAGATCCTCAAATTGTATCAGGTATGTTATCTGATGCTATACAAACATGTGCTAAGGATGGTGTTGATCTAAATGCTTACATATATAAGACTGTAACTGAAAGCACAACTACTTCTGGTCAAAGAGTGGGTGTACAACATTTATATTCTGAGTACAAACCAGATCAATACTCAATGCCATTCGAGCAGTTTAAAGAGTTTTTAGAAATCTTAGGTACTACTGACGATACTATACAGCCTGGTAATTCAACCGTATCTGAAAAAGCAGACGGTATGGCTGTTAGATTTGGTATAACTCCTAAAAATAAATACTTCCTCCAAGGAAGCTATTCAGGTGTTGTAACAGATGGTGATTTTACAGGTAAAATTAAACATGAGCCAACTAAAAAAGCTTTCGAAGATAGCTTTCTAAAAATTAAGAATCTTATATACAAGACACTGTTAAGATATAAAAAAGATCTTGATATAGACGGTATTAGAGTGCAAGCTGAATGGTTGTATTCACCTTTCGCTTTGACTCGTGAAGATAATTCAAATCTTGTTTATTTCGTTGCAACAAATTATGAAAAAGATAAATTAGGTACATGGTCAACTTTCCCAATTATTAATGTTACAGACTTTAATGGAGTTGAGTTAACAGAGAGTATTAAGTATGATATAATTAAAAGCCTGACAGACTTATCTAACGAGACTGTTAAGTTCTTACCGTTAGATATTAATGTCTTTGATCCTATCTACTTAGGCGATGTGGTAAATGCTGCTACACAGGAAATTAACACATTCACATCTCAATACCCTAACTATGAAGCAGTACTTTATAGTGATTCAAGAAAAAGAGAAGATGTAACTGCTAAGCGTGAAATGAGAGCTCATCTCAATCGCATTCTACTGCCATATCAAAAGCACATGCATAACACAATACTCAGACAGTTAAGAGCGTTAGCAGGAAAGTTAGGTGAGTTTGAAGGTATAGTTATTAAGCTTAAAGGTCCAAAAAGTGATCTTGTCTTTAAAGTAATATCACCTTCTTTCCATAAAAACAAAGGACGTATATGATTAATTTTAGATTATTTTTCGAACAACTAACAAGTAAGACTATCGCTGTTTTTCCAGGCGGATATAAGCCACCTACTAATGGACATTTTGAAGCGTTAAAAGACTTACTACTTACAGCTGATAGCGGGGTTGTGTTTATAGGTAAATCGCCACGTGATGGTATTACTCAGGATCAATCGTATCAAATATGGTCTATCTATAAAAAGTATCTACCTAAACCTATTGATATTGTTAAAGCACCAATCACACCAGTTAAATCAACATATGATTTTGTTGAAGCGAATCCTAGTGATAAGGTCTTAGTAGGTGCTGGTGATAAAGATGAAGATATTACACGATTTAATTCATTTATTAAGAATCCAGACAAATACCCTAATGTAAATATTGTTAATATAGGTATAAAGGGTAACAATATCAGTGGTACTAAATCACGTGAGATGATAACTAGTAAAGATCCTAACGCAATAGACTATTTTACACCTCCAGTTTTATCACAACCTGATAAAAATACTATTAAGCAAATTTTAGGTATAGTATAAATAATAACATGTATACTTCAAAAGATAGAATGATGCTTGAAAAGGCATATAGTAATACTCGACAGAAATTAAAAGAAAATCTTTTATCTGGTGGTATGTCAGGTGTTCCTGTTATTGTAACAATGGACATGCCAGGTGCTACTACAAGCAAAATACCTGATGAGGATCACATAGAACAACACGACGAAGGTGAAGTGAGCATGGCTCATACCGACCTACTTAAACTTGCTAAATATGCCGCCAAGTTAGAGGAAATTATTGAGCAGATGCCTTCCCTTGAAGGTTGGGTAGCAGCAAAGATTACTAAAGCTGCTGATTATATTTCATCAGTATACGACTATCTTAGTTCAGAATCAGAACATGAGTGTGGATGTGAAGATCACGAGCCAGAAGTAGACATGTTTGATACTGGTTATGAAGATACGGATGATTTCTGTGTACATGCAGCGATGGGATGCAAGTGTGGGGGTTGCTCTGCTTGCCATTAATATGATAAACTTTAAGACATTTTATGAAAAGACCGTTATAGGACTAATAGAACGTATTAGCCTTGAGGGTATAGGAGATATCGATGCAAAGATAGACTCCGGTAACGGCGCGTTTAATGTACTACACGGTGAAGATATTACTAAACAAGGTAATAAAGTAACTTTTACTACAGTAAATGGTAAGCGCCTAATGAAGGAGATAAAAGATACAGTCTCTATAAACATTGGCGCTGGTAACGTCGAAGAGCGACCAGTTGTTACTTTTCGAATGAAGTTTGGTGGTCAGGAATTCGAAAATGTTCCTTTTAGCATAGGCAACAGATCAACAAACGAATACAAAATCCTTGTTGGTAAGGACTTTATTAAGCAGCTTGATGCTCTAATTGATATTGATTCGAAGCATATTGCTGGGGATCAGATTGAAGTATCATATTAAACCATTCTGGCTTACCTCGTTTAGTCCAAGTAGCAAACTTTTTATCTACTGCAATATAAGCTCTATACTTCTCAACTGTTGAAAAGTTTTTGAACTGAGGTATTTGGTAGCATTCACTATTAATGTTAATAGCAATAGCAAACTCAGTTAGACCTTTTTCTGTGAGTGTGCTATTATGCGCGTTATTTTTGCACCAGATAATAAACTCTTTTGTAAAATGCTCTTGAGAGCCTGGCCATCTATACATACGCTCATCAAACATTTCAAGAGCGTGATCAACTAGCCAGTTAAAATTGCTTAGAGATTCTCTAACCCACACTGAGCATTGATGATTGTAATAGCCACGACCACTTTTTCGTGGCTTACCTGTTTTTGTACGAGGTGTATCTTTATGATTTAGCACTTCTTGGTCGAATGCATGAGCTAGCATAATTGCACTCTCGATCTGCATTTTACTCCGACAGTGTTGATCACAAAGATCCCGTGCTGCTAACACAGGATCTTCATTAGTAATAAAAATATTCATACCAAATGGTATGATAGTTCCTTAGTGCTTTATTTATTAGCAAATTCTATAAACTTATAGAATTCCGCTCTACTATTATCGTTATTATCTAAAAATGCACCTGACATTCTTGCAGTACGCATAGAGCTATCATGCTTAATACCTCTTAAAGAGCAACAGGTATGGTTTGCTTCTATCATTACAGCTACTCCATTATTATTTTCACAAACTCCATCGATAAAGTTATGAATTTGCATCGTTAAATTTTCTTGCACTTGAGGTCTACGAGCGAACCAATCAACAATTCTATTTAATTTGCTAAGACCTATTACCTTACCGTCTTTTGAGGGAATATAAGCAACATGTGCAGTACCTGTAAACGGAAGCCAGTGATGAGCGCAGATTGATGCTAATTTAATGTTATTTTGACATACAATGCCATCATACTGATCGACGTTATCAAAAGCTGTAATATTAGGCGGTGAAGTAAAACATCCAGAGCATAAATCATGCATTATAGCTTTTGCTACTCTCTTTGGAGTCTCAATTGAGTTAGGGTCGTTCTTGAAATCAAACCCTAAAACATTCATAAACTTACCGAAGTGTTCTGCTGCTTTATTAATTCGCTTTGCTTTTTCTGTATCTGTTAGGGTAATGTTACTATTTGAAAATGGAATATCATTCATCTTATGAATATATTTATCTAAAATCTGAAGAAATCAAGTTGTTTTTTATTTTTAATTTTTTGAGATAGGTGGTGATGAAAGCATAAATAATTTCATGATATGCTTAATATGCAATAAAAAATTCCGTAACATAACAAATACTCACCTTAAACGTCATAACATGACAGTAAATGACTATAAAAGTAAATTTAACATTCAGTCAGTTGTTGATACAGATCTTGCTTTAAGCTGTGCTAATAATAGTAGAGGTAAGACATATGAAGAGATATACGACATACATACAGCCAAAAGAATGAGAGATATACGTAAAGTAAAGGCTACGCATCAAATGACAGACTTTAAACAAATACAAATTAGACGTAAAAAGTGTGGTAATTATAAAAACCCTCAATTGAGGAATAAGCGAATAAAAGCTGCAGCTAATAGAGCAGATGTTAAATTGAAAAGGAAGCTAGCTATGAAAGAATTGTTTTCTTGCGGTTATTTTACATCTGCTTTTTCTAAACCTGCATACAATTATATATGTACGTTTATAGAAAAAAATAACATAGCAGTTGACAACTGTTATTTTCTACGTGGACCTAAAAATAGAGAATATTTTACTATTATAAATAGTAAATATTATTTTTACGATCTAACAGTATTTGATAACTATAATAAAATAAATTTAATATTAGAGGTTAATGGTCCATGGCATTACACTAAAAACGAAGTATTAGCAGATCCTTGGTCTAAGAGTACTCCATATAAAAATGAAAAGACTACAAAGTATCAAAGTTACATTAAAGATCAATTAAAATTAAAAAGAGCTAAAGAAATAGCAACTAATGTCTTAGTATATTGGTTAAAATCTGATTATTTAGAGATTATTAAATAAATATATGTAATGTTATCTCAACAAGAATTACTACAAGAGACTTTCAGCGACGTTATGAGAGGTATTGGTGCAGCAGCAAAAGTTGTGGCTCCTGGGCTAGTTAATAACTTAAACGCAGTAGCGGCCCCCTTCAAAGCTTTTAGTGAAAAGCAACCAGTAGCTGCTTTAAAGAAAGCAATGAAGGAAAGATACTATGCAGTATTCAATCTCAAAAGCATAAAGTATGACTCCCCTAAAACTTTACCTAAAGATAAAGCTGGCTTAGTACGAGTAACGATACCGTTTACTGCTGAAAGATTTAAAAAAGTAGAGGCAATAACTCCTGGTTCACCCGGTGGTATTGAGGGTGGGTTAGAATTACCTGAACAATATAATGCAATTCTCACTAGAACTCCAGAAGGTACGTATGATGTGGAAATTAAAGATCAAAGTAACAACACTGTTCAAGGTCTAAAAGATAAAGAAGTTAGCACTAAAAAAGACTGGAATCAGTTGTATTCACAGTCTGGCCTTGGATCTACTCCTACAGTAAAGGAAATTGCAAGATGGATTTCATCTTCAATTAAAAACTACGGAAAAGAAGGTATAAAGGAGTTATATGCTGATGAATTATCTAATAATAAACCACCATCACCACTTACCTTTACAAGTTTTTTAAAGGATTTCTTAAATAAAGCTCCAGATGTCCAAATTGATGCTAATGATATTTTAAAAATACGAAAATTATTAAAGCAAGAGCAACTAATTAAAGAAAATACTAAAACACAAAAAAGTCAGTTGAACTTCCTATTAGACTCATATAATATGAGATATGAAATATCAATCAACAAAGGTAATTGAGTTAGGTTCTTGTGCATTTAGACAGTGGAGAGCTAGCCATTCTATGTGTAGATTCCTTCACGGATATCAGCTGATCGCTAAGTTCTGGTTTGGTGGATCTAGTCTCGACGATAAGAACTGGCTAGTTGACTTCGGTGGCTTGAAAGGACTGAAAGCAAAGCTTCAGGAAGTATTTGATCATACTACTTGTGTAGCAGGTGATGATCCTGATCTTGAAACATTTCGCGATCTAGATAGAAAGGGTATTATTCAGCTGAGAGTATTCCCAGATGGTGTTGGTATTGAAAGAACTTCAGAAGTTGTATTTAAACTGACTCAGGAGTATATTAAGAGTCTCACGGCTGGTCGCTGCTGGCTTGAAAAAGTTGAAGTCTTTGAGCATGCAGATAACTCTGCAACTTATAGCATGTATGATCAGAATACTGAAGAAGGGGATACTAACGAAGTATCAAACGAATCGTTACCTGAGCAACCAGTTCAAGCTCAACCGCAGCCTACAGTAACCGCAAGCCAAGGTGCTCTAGTAGGTTCAAACGTTTCTACTGGTAAGGGTAATTGGTTTGCTGGAACATCATGGGGCTAATATGAGATCAGGTGTTCACATAACCCGTGATGAACAATTGACACAATTAGAACAGAGCGTATTCAATCAGATACGCTCTGTTCTTCCTGTTTTAGAAATAAAAGAAAAACCTCCTGAGTATGTCATTCAAGAGGTTGATCTAGAAGCAGCTATTAAAGAGTTAATTGAATTAGAGAAACTTAACGCTTTGCATCAAGAATATCAACAATAAATCTTAGAATTTTACTTCTAACGATTTCATTCTCACCAAACTTAAAGGTGTAAATTTTGTGATCAATACAACGCTCGTCTTTAAATTTATTAAAGATATCTTTATAGCCTGAAGCTTTGCCAATATCTGTTTGATTTAAGTCACCGCAAACTACATACTTAGTGTTCTTACCAAATCTTGTTAAGATAGTAGTAATTTCACCTCCTGTTAAGTTTTGTGCTTCATCGACGATAACAATTGTATCATTAAATGATAGACCTCTAACAAAGTTAACAGGTATAGCTTGTATGATATTATTTGATTGTAAAAAATTACAAGTGCTGTCATCAGTAACCTCTTTTACTTTTTCGATAAGAGGCATAGCATAAGGAAGAAATTTATCACCCACTTCACCCGGTAGAGCACCGATGCTTCTTGACGCAGACTCAATTACTGATCTAATATACGTTATGCTTTTTGTTTTGTCTTCTTTCAACATTTCAAGTGCAGCTAAGACAGCTATATACGTCTTAGCGCAACCTGCAGGACCATCAATTAGGACCATATTTGTATCATCAGCTTTTATACACTCATAAAAACGCTTATGATTATCGTTGAAGTGGAAGGGCTTTTTAATCTTGAAATTAAAAAGCCAGTTTTTTTGAAGTGAAGCTTCAATTTCTATTGCTTCACTCAAACCTGCAGTTTTGCGCTTGCGCGCTTCTTGACGAGGCATACACTAATATTTATAGTAAAACTACTTGATTATCTCACTAAATGATATTAAAATATTTTCATGATTGACTGTGATAAAGAAACAATTTTCCTGAGTGACGATAAAGTGTTCTATACTCTAGAAGGTGAAGGTGAGTATATTGGTTACCCTTCAGTGTTTATGAGACTATCAATGTGTAACCTTACTTGTGCTAATTTCGCTTCAGAGGATTCACCACACGGTTGTGACTCCTTTATCTCTTGGTCTATTAAGAATAAGATGACATTCAACGAAGTCTTTAGCTTCCTTGAAGAGAATAACTATGTCACTAAGCTGAAAGATGGTGCTATTTGGAAAATTACAGGTGGCGAACCTCTAATTCAGCAAAAGCAATTGGTTAAGCTTGTTAGAGCATTTGTAAGTAAATACAATTTTTTACCAAAGATTGATTTCGAAACTAACGCAACAATCATGCCTGATAGTGAGTGGGTGAATGAATTTAATGCTACATTTACTACTTCACCTAAGTTAACTACAAATGGTGATCCAGAAGAAAAGACTTACAAACCAGAAGTACTTAAGTGGCATAAAGCGCATGGCTCTGGATTTAAGTTTGTCATTAGCCGAGCTGAAGATATTGAAGAGATCTGGCGTAAGTATGTGAATAGTAAAAATGATATTAATATTTCTACAGATCGTATTTGGTTTATGCCTTGCTGCGGTTCTCGTGCTGAACATGTTGTGGCTGCGCCTGCTGTAGCTGAGTATGCTAAAGCTCTTAACGTTAAATTTTCACCGAGACTCCATCTATTAGTCTGGGATCTCGCACTAAAAGTTTGATGCTTAACTATATTAGCCTAATTCCTTTCAAGTCTCACCCTTCCAACCAAAAAGCCATATTATTATGCCATATCTCAATCATAATATCCCTGTAATGCGGTGTTTTATACGGAATGAATTTCTGTATAACCACGAAAAGGGCTTTGGTGAATTTACCAATTGCGATGTCCATAGCCTTGCGTCCATGCAAGGCTTAACTCCTCTATTTGAGGCATTTCTCGAAAACGGTGTAAATTGGACTCGACGACCCATACACGCCTTCTGCTGGAGACCTTCAGCTCCCAAACGTAAATTAATAGACCATATTTACTGGGATTCTTTTTCCGACTATGTAGACGTTGGGGTCAGAAGCAGGCTCTCAGGGCTACGGGCGCAGCTGATAACCTCATCGCTAGAAAAACTAGAAGGTGAATATATGTTCACTATCGATTGGGGATTTGAAAATAAAGCAGCAATGTTAGATGTTTCATTTGCTGAAACATTTGAGCATAAATGCGCTCATGTTTTTAAAATGGATGAAGGTAATTATTTTGCATATCCAAACAATCGAATAATATGGTTTGATAAGGCATGGACATATAAGCGTATTCAGTCTAATCCTGGTTACAAAATAGATAAAACTATATACTCAGTTGAGGGCGCTGTTAAACAAGAAACTGATGATTATTATGTGACTAATATAAATAATGTATAAAATATGAAATTGAGCGTTATATTTACAGTTCTTAACCAACTAAAGATTGATCATTGGCAGACAAAATCTCACGCTGAACATAAAGCTTTAGGTAAAGCGTATGAAGAACTTGACGAGTTGTTTGATAAATTTGTTGAGTTATTCTATGGCCGTACAGGCATCGCAACCGGCAAAGTACTTTACACAGTTAAGTCAGATTCGTATAGCGGTAAATTAATTGAACGCTATATAGCAATGAAAAAAACTGTTGTTGAATATTTAAATAATATTTCTCAAAATTATAAAGATCTGCAAAATGTTGCAGCTGATATTGAAGGGGAATTCAATCACCTTATTTATCGATTACAGCAGTCGTAATAAAGGAACTTTGATACACTCGTATCGTGAAGGTTCATAAAATACTCGTACTCAACAAATGTTATTTTCCTATTGGGGTAGAAGGTATCGAAAAAACCTTCGGTAATATTTTTTCTGGTTCTGTGACTCCACTTGATATTTCCTACGAAGTTGACAGTAATGGTAGTACTAATTTTGAATCTGTTGAATATTTCTCTGCTGTGAAAGGTGCTAAAGAATGGCTTAAGTTACCAATCAGATCATATGATAACTTCCTTCAGACAGCTCGTGGACCGGTAAGAATTCCAGAAGTTGTTGTATGCTCTAATTACGATAAGATTATTTTTTCGAGAGTTCAGTTTCCAACTAAGCATAACATCTACAAAAGAGATAATTTCACTTGTGTGTATACAGGTCAGAAGTTAACAAAGGAGGCTCTAAGTATCGATCACGTCATCCCTCGTAGTAAAGGTGGTACTGATACTTGGGAAAATCTCGTAACTTGTGATAGACTTCTTAATTCAAAAAAGGGTAGCCAGACTCTTGCTGAAGCTAAATTAAAATTAAGATATAAGCCTTACAAGCCAGACAACGGAATGATCTTCGATACTTTCAAAGATGAGTGGTCTATCTTCTTGAAAAATCTATAACCTAGTCTATATATTAGATATGCGAATCGCAATATCAGGTACATCTAACACTGGGAAGTCTACTCTAGTAAAGAATTTTTTAGCAGTGTGGTTGAAATATACTACACCCGAAAAGACATACAGAGATGTTCTTACGGAAAAGAACCTCCAACACTCTTCTAAAACCTCAACTGAGACTCAGTGGGAAGTGTTGAATTTTATGGTTGACCAGCTACAAAAAACATCGAAAAAGGACAATATAATTTTCGACCGGTGTCCGCTTGACAATCTCGCGTATACTCTTTGGGCACATAGCAAATCTATAGAGGGATTTGACAAAGAGTTTGTTGATAAGTGTATTAAGATTGTCAAAGAATCATTGAGACACATTGACATTATATTCTTGCTGAATTACGATAAGTCTATTACTATTGAGAATGACGGTATGCGTGATACAGATCCAACTTATATTGTCGAAGTTGACAATATTTTTAATGCTTTATTTGAGCAATATACTCAAAATTATGATGCAGATATTTTCTTCCCTAAGGATGATTCGCCGGGAGTAATCAAACTACCAACAAGTATAAAACAACGTATTGATACTATTTCAGAGTACATTGACCCAAGCGGTGATCTATATGGAGACGAGCACTCTATCTTCAATCCTGAGAAACTAGACGAACTTGAAGCTCTTGTCAAGTATCAAAAAGCAGCTCTCGACCAAGAAGAAAAAGAAAAGGAACTTTGGAAAAAGTTCGGTCTTGGTAGTTGAGTTTTTTCAGTAGGTTGTAAATAAATTAGAGTATATGGAAGAAAAAGTCGGAATAGGTATTGTTACTTACAATAGACCTGATTATCTTAGAGCTTTATTAGATAGTATTAAAGGTTGTAACTGG